CCAGCCGATATACTTCCTCCTCCTATTTTTGCAGTTTCAGTTGCAGTTCCTGAAGCTGTAAATGTATAATTATTAGCATTTGTAACTGTAATTGTAAATCCTGAAGCGTTATTTATATCTGCAGAAGTTATACCACCACCAGGTTCACCATTTCTAAATCTAACAGTATCACCTGTAGTTCTTCCGTGGTTATCTTCAAATACAGATATTGTTGTAGATCCGCTTGTTGTAGATAACGGATTTAAAGTTAACACTCTTGCAACAGCAGGTTCAACCCTTGCAGGTCTAGCATTTAATAGACCTTGAGCATCCGCACTGTGTGGTTTAGGCTCCAATTGAGGATGTTTAGTTTCAAACTCTGAAATATGCACACGAGAACCATTCCATTCTATTACCATTTCAGAATAAGGAAATTCTTGTCCTGATCTATCGGATATAAATTTTGCATATTTACCTGAAGCTAAAGCCATTATGTCTCCGGATAGTAAACTTTTGGACTAATATATGTACTAGATGAAGAACCATCTTCCTGTAATGCTCTTTGTAATTCATCCTCATATAATAGTTTCATTTGTTGTACCATTTGTGGTTTAAATTTTTGTGCTAAATAAAATGCTAGACCAGATGCCA